ATGCTTTTTTGTTTGCGTTGCTGAGTAGTTCTATCTTTGTGTTTTGGTCTAACGCATGATTTAGAACCATTACATTACCGCCAACCTCTAACCATGCTTGATAAGCTGCTACGTGTTCTATGTGTTCTGGTGAATCAACCACAACCATTGGAAACTCCTTTAGCTTTGCTTTGTAACCATCTACAAGGCAAATAGGCGCTAAAGTTCTTATCTTACTCATTGGTTATAAATAATCCAAACTTCGTCTTGCGTGTCGTTGTCTATTATTTTTTGGTAAACAGGCACCACAAACAAATTCTTTACAGACTGCTTTACTGTATTAGATATAGCTTTTGCGTTATCTAAGCCAGTGGTTTTTGTATATAAGCCTGTTAGTGGATTAAAAACAGCAAAGAAACCATCTTCTGTATGTGTATCTAAATCCAATACAGTCCAAGTCTCATCACCATTATCGTTTAGTCTAATCAGACTGGCGGAAAGATTGTAACCACAGGAATTAAACAAACTTAGCGACTCTTCTTTTGATTTATTTATAGCGTCATTCAGTATTGTATATTCAATACCAACAACTTTAAAAGTATTTGTAAGCGTGTAGTTGTTATTCTCTAAAACTTGTGCCTTTATTGCGTCTGGCAAAATACTTTTTGCTTGTTCAAAAAATAAAGGATTATTAATTTCTAAAGCATTTAACAATTCATCAGTTGTTTTACCCCAAAAATTATGCTCATTTATCCAGGGTTCAGCATCTGTACAGCCCAATTTTTTTACAAATTCTTTCGTTAATATCATGATACTGCTCCATAAACTCTAGTCGTATCGCCTGAAGTCCAAGTTACAGAATTTCCGTTCAAATTAACTGCTTTACCACCAGCAGAACCAGCTTGCGTTGAGCCACCAGAACCGCCTACGCCGACAGCAGTGTCGCCGACACCATTTGAACTTCCACCAGCACCGCTTGTTATATTGATTGGTGAAGAACCTCCTCTGCCTACACCACCACCACCACTAGCTCCCCATCCACCACCGCCACCACCACCAGCGGCTGAATATGTAGCTTTAAAAACAGATTGAGAAACAGAACCGCCACCACCAGCGCCACCACCATTTCCAGATGTTGAGCCAGTACCTGTTCTATTTACAGAAGCGCCACCAGAACCTGGGAATATTCTACCACCACCTCCACCTGATGAGTTTCCAGTACTACCACTTGCGCCGATTGAACCGCCAGCACCACCAGCATTGTTACTATTACCACCTTGACCACCACCAGCACCGCCGCCAGCCGATTGCGAGCCATTTAATGAAGCCACACCACCACCACCGCCACCTCCACCACCAATGTACGCTGAACCATTTGTGTTGTTAATAGTTACACTTCTTTGTAAATTGATAGCTGGACCGCCAGCAGTACCCGTTGCTGATGGTGTTAACCCGCCACCTTGTCCGCCTTTACCCATAATGAATCCATTATTGGTAATCGTTATAGTTCCAGTACCTGAAATTGCGCCCGTATCAAATGCAGCCGTGGCTGTTGTATCTGTCCAAATATAAACACCAGAGCCAATTGTCAAGTTAACTGTGAAAGCACTTCCATTTGTAAAACCGTTAGCTTGCATATCCGCTAGTAAGTTGTAATTTTGAGTGCTGCTAGATATGGTTTTTGTTAAATTAAATGTGCTAGATTTACCATAAAAGTTACTTAATGAAATAGTGCCACTTGGTACGCCCGCAAGGTTTCTATAAGAAGCCTGGTTAATATTTGCTGTGGTTGTACCTGCTACGCCTAGTTCAACGTTGATAGCATTAAAAGATATGGCACCTGAGACTGGTAAAGTCATTTAATACTCCTTAAACAGAACCGTATGCAGTTACGTCGCCAATTACAGTTAAATCACCAGTTGATGTTAACGAAGCAACATTGGTGCCATTATAGTTAAAATATAAAGTCGTACCGCTTGGCGTGATATTCCATCCGCCTGAGTTTGTTATCCGTGTAGCGTTTGTAGCATTAACTGCTAGACCTGTTAAATTAGCTGTAATTGTATTGGCTGTAAAGTTACCTGTGGCATCGCGAGCTACTATGGTCGAAGCACCATTAGACGCCGCTGCGGTTGTTCTTGCGTTGGCTACTGTACCCGTAGTAATTGCTGTGCCGTTAAGTGCTGTTAGAGCTGAGCCGTTTCCAGCTACGTTAGCTGCGGACATAGTGCCGGCTACAGTTAATGAAGTTAAATGTGTAATAGCATCAACAACGTTAGTGCCATTATTAAACACATACAATGTTTTTCCAGCTGGAACAGCTATACCAGTACCAGTAGAGTTTTTAACCGTAATTGTTTGCGTTAATGCGTTGTTAATAATATAAACTTTTTCAATTGCAGGAACAATTAAGTTCTGTGGGGCAGCAACTGTTCCAGTTAAGTTTAGTCGCAGATTACGAGCTGTTTGAGTCGTATTGGTGTCTGTTAGCGTAAGCGTTACGTCAGCACTGGCAAATGTAACATCTACAGAGCCTGTAATAGCTTCTTCAAGGGCTGTACCTAAGTTTACGTTAGTTACGTTGCCCCAAGTACCTGAATTTTCACCAGTTGTCATTAACTGGATTTTTAATGATGAATACGTACTCGCCATTTATTTAACTCCTTAAGTAGGTATTTCTACCCATACGGTTGTATTACCCACGTTTATAGTTGTCCATCCAGCATCTTGGGTAGAATTTATGCTAGTGTAGTTCGGATTTTGAGTTGTGTCTATAATTCCCCAAACAAGCCCAAACCCAACATACCCTTTTGCTTCTACCCCTATTGGATAGACGTTACCTTTACTTGATACGCTAACATTACCAACAGATACTGTACCAGCTACACCAGTTAAAAACACGTTTGCTTTGGCAGAAACTTGTTCTATACCTAAAAATACTGTTCCAGATACGCCGGTTACGTTAACAACCGCTTTAGCTTGCGTAGTTACTGTACCAACTCTAGCTGTGGCATTTACACCAGTTGAGAATACGTTTGCTTTACCTGATACGGTTTCAACCCCTAATAAACCAGAAGCCTGTAGCCCAGTTACAGATATATTGTTATTAGTAATTAAACTTACTGTACCTACAGTAGTAGATGCGCTTAACCCTGAAACCGTTGTATTTGACTTAGCATTGACGGTTACCGACCCAACTGATGCTGTAGCAAATAAACCAGATGTAGTTACATTAGCTTTAGATACGGTTGTTACATTACCTAAAGAAGTAGTTAGCCCAAACCCAACTACAGATACATTGTTGTTTGCTCTTAAAGATACAGTGCCAAGTGAAGCATTTGCACTTAGCCCAGAAGTAGTGGCGTTAGCTTTAGCTTGTACAGATACGCTGTTTAAATTACAGGACGCACTTAACCCTGTAACAGTCGTATTAGCTTTAGCCCTGACGGTTACTGAACCGACTGATGCGGTAGCAGCTAGACCAGATGTAGCGACATTAGCTTTAGCAACTACTGTAACTGAGCCAACAGAAGCTGCTGTTGCTACGCCATCTACAAAAATCTCAACAACATCGGAACCCCAGGCACTACGTGACCAGGGGCCGCTACCCCACCCTATGTAATCAACGGATGAGGCCATCTAACATTAAGCAATACGAATAATTGCGTTGCTTGCGTCAAATGCTGGAAATATGATTGTGAAGTCACCAGCAGTTGAAGTTTTATCTCCACCAAAATCTAGCACGCATACTGCAGCATTAGTTAATGTAGCGTTAGCATTATCAGTACGTGAAGGTGTGTTGTTATAAATCAACGCGCCACGAGCTGTAACTGTAACGTTAGAGAAAGTTAAATCGCTGAAGTCGGTAAAGCCTGTACCAGCAGTAGCGTTAGTATTTGTTGTACCAACACCAGCATTAGTTAAAGCTGCACCACCAGCAGTAACGCCAGAAGCTTCACCAGTAGCTGTGTACGCAGTAGTGTTTGCATCTAGGTTAGCTGCGCTTGTGTACAAAGCTAGTTTAAAAGTGTCGCCACCAGTAGCAGAAGTATGAAAGTCGTGAACGCCTAACAAAAGCTGAGCTTTGAAAGAGGTGCACATCGCTTGTGTGATTGCCATGTTAAGGGCTCCTTAATCGTTTAAAAGAATAGTTAACTCAGGGTGACCAGCTTCTCTTAAACGATTAGCTATAGTCGTGCGGTCTGAGTGCACCGCTTGTTGCAGATATTGCAATAGTACAACTCTAAGATTGTTTTTGAAGGCTTCTGCTTGCTCACGGATTACTGGGTGAGATTTAGAACCTACATAAACAATCTTATCTAGCGCCTGTTCGGCTAGTTCTTCAGGTGTAAAGCCACGGCCTGATGTTGAAAGCACCGTAACATTACCACCTAAGAAGCCATCTACTGACTCAAAATTCATTGTACTGGTACCCTTGCTTGCATAGTTCTGTAAGTATCTTGACGGTCTTTGCCTTCACCCAATTGTTTCAGTTGCATCAGAGCTTCGTTATAGCGACCTAGATAATTTTGAATCACATCAGCTTCGCCCTTCATGAAAGTATATGCTTCCAAGAGGGAACCGTAAAGTAAAACAGAGTCAAAGTTATTACCTAGCCAAGTAGTGCCACCTACAGCATCGACAATAGAAGTTGGGTAGCCGTAATAATGCAACTCCATGTTGTAGCCTGCGTCAGGTGTTGGACCTAGAATAAACGTCGTATTGTCAAAAATAGCGTAGTACTGTGGGGTACCTAAAACGTCTGGCGGTGGGAAACTTTCTCTAACAAACTCAACATCTTTGTTTAGTAAGTACGTTTGCGCTTGTGTAACTGGATGTATAACCGCCAAAGAAAATGTAGATAACCAGTCAGTCGGCACATTTAGGTATTTATTACCTGTGGTTAACAATCCGGTTACGTTTTTCCTAGCTGAAGGTAATTGGACAGAGTTGTATATACGCTGCTCTGCCTGGCGAATAAAAGTATCGATTTGCTCTTTTTGAGTGAGCGTAACTGTGCCATTACCCGCAGTGTCAGTCCACTGTTGGTTCGGAAAATCGTTTTCCGTATAGCCTTTTATCGTTTCAAACAGAGTTGCGTAATTCATTAAGGTCTACCCTTTAAGCCATCGTTCCGCGTGCTTTAGTGCCTTTAGTAGCCGCACCTGTACCACGAATCTTTATTTCGCCGTTTTTGTTGATAACTTCATAGTTACCTTTGCTGTACCCGCTAACTGACATGTTTATTTTATCTACGCCATTGCCTGGCTTAGTAACTGCATCTTTAGCAGTTGTAACTTTTTTACCGTCCATAGTTTGTGGCTCCGCATAAACTTCGGCAGGTCCTACTTCTTTCCCGCCTTTTTTCATTGAATATTTGGCCATGATTAGCCTCGTTTTTGAGCAGCAACTTTAGCTAAGCCACGACCCATAGTCTTCATATCGATATTGCGCTTACCGCCGCCAGAGCCTTTACCGCCCTTACCTGACTGAATACCAACTGTTGGGCCTGTATCACCAAGGTTTTTACCCTTAGTTTTGCCTTGTTTAGTGATGCCGTCTGCGCCTGATTTGTAACCCATAATTTACTCCTAAGAAGTTGTTATTGTGACTATACCTACTTGTCCATAAGCTAGCAAGGTATTTGGTGTTAAACCACCATCATTACCCATACCAACAGGATTCCACCCCCACTGTATTACTCTACTACCACCTTCAGGGTATCCAATACCTAAAATACTTGTACTGTCGGTCAATAGTTCTTGTAGCCCACTTGTACCAGAAACTTCATAACTTAAGTCTGGACGTGGTTCACGCACAGCTTGTGGGTCGTTTACTGGGTACATACCTAACTGCAACTGTGGGTGGTCAGGGTCCCAACAAGTTTTACAAACCTTAATCTTAAACGGCTTGGTCTTAACTGTCTGGGTACGCAAATCCCTTAGCTTGTAACGCTGGTCACAGCGGTCACATTGGGCAATTGCATTTTTACCTGACGCAAACTTATTAGGCATTATCTATAGTAGAACATGTTACGTGGTACAAAACGTACTGACGCCTTGTCACGGTCTTCTGAAGCGGCTAAATCCCACTGTTTTTCATAGTCAGCTTGCAGCATCATGATTCTATCTGGAGATACTTCGGCTTTTTTCATAGCCATGTGGTACGCCAAACCAGCTACAAAGCACGGTAACAAACGGAAGGGAATGTCCTGCTCATAGGTACCTCCTACACCAGCATCTTGCATACGACGTAGTCTGTAATACACAAAAGTGTATTGATTGCCTGGTGGGTTAGGTGTAGGCCACAAATTCACACACGGCAAGTTCTGTACGGTAATAGCCGCGCCTGTTGTGTGCGCCGCTGCAGTTGTATTGTTTTGACCACGGTAGCAGTTAACTAGTTGGTTTCCACTGATGTTTGAATAGCTAATCGTCTCGCTATCAATCTGAATGAAGCCTACTGAAGCTAGACCGCTAGTAGAGCTAAGAGTGATAGTAGTATCGGAAGCATTAATATTACCGTCAAGAGTAACAGATGTCGCATTGTCCATACCTGTTTGACGATTAACGTACATTTGAATAGGGCGCCCAGTAGCCAGTTTGTTTGGGATTGACATATAAGTCGGCTCCGCAATACGGCTAATATTGATGTCTATTTGGTTTGATGTACTTCCATTGTTTGTGCGAATAACGGCATCAAGAATGTCAATAGTATCTACAGGCAACGGGTAAATTGGCTGCCCAGTTACCATAGGGATTACTTGCTGTTCAACTGTCCAAAGGTTAATGCCTCGGTTTGCCCACTCAATTGCCATTAAGTTCATTGAACGGCGAGCAGTTCTTAGGTCATATCCGGTACGAGACTCAATACCACAGCGTTCGAAGGCTTCTTCGACGATGTTATTTAGGTCTAAATTAAACGCTGTTGTACCTGATGTGCTCATTATTTAACCTTTCGGTACGGTTTTACTTTTTGTTTAACACTCTTAGGCTGGGCTACAAACTGTTTTCCAGCTGCTTTTCCTGCTCGTTTTGCTTTGGTTGTTGCTGCATATTCAGCAGGTGACAACGCTTTAATTGCTTTTTCTGGTAAGTATCGTTCTCCAGTATCA